TAGTATACTAGTATATAGTAGTATACTAGTATATATTAGTAAAAAATATGTATAAAATATTTACTGTGCAAACAAAAATTTAAATTTCTTTTTAATACATTTATCGACTATGAGTAAAAAGCCTACAGTATCTAAGCTAAAGAAAAAGCTAGACACAATATTTAGTCAATATATTAGAAAAAAAGATGCCGACGTAAACGGTAATGTACAATGCTATACTTGTGGCGTTACTAAGAAATGGCAAAAAGATGGAATGCAAGCCGGACATTTTATGTCTAGAAAACATACAGCAACTAGATATGACGAGCAAAACGTAAAACCACAATGCTATACTTGTAACTGTCACTTTTACGGTAGGCAATACGAGTTTGGTTTACACTTAGATAAAGAGTATGGATCTGGAACGTCGGAGGCTTTACTACAAAAAAGTAGACAAACGCAGAAAAATACAGTTTCTGACTTGCAAGATTTAATAGAATTGTATACCAAAAAGTTTGAGCAATTAAATAATTAAAACTATATTTGCGTAGGTAGATGTAGTTCTCTACTAGTTATATCGTAATTTAAGACACCTTAATTAATTTTAGGGTGTTTTTTTTGTTATTAACATTTTTTTTGTACATTGCGAATAATTAATTAAAAAACGATATAATTATGATTTACTTAAATGACTACGAGAAAGGTGGTATGTGGATAAACAAGTTCCATATAGTCACTATTACTCAGCAGATACGAGACTGTCGTATTTCTTTTACTAATGGCGATATTTGTTATGTTACTGAAACAGCTGACGAGGTATTGCAAAAAATCCACGATTATGACTTATAGTGACGACGTAAACAGGTCTAGAAAATCTACTACAGATTACGAGAAATTTTTAGAATATAGGGTGGAGGCTTTAGAAAACAGAGTAGAGTTTTTAGAGTCACAATTAGATGTAATGAAATTAGTATTAATAGAAAAAGATAGTTTATAATGAAACGAGATATATTAGTAGAACTTTATAAAAAGTATAATTTAGAAGAGAGCGACGTATTTAAACACCAACATTTTACAATTATCACTAGAAGTGGTATAGAGAAAATTATGAGCGTCGAAAACATAAATGTAAAGTACGAGGTTATTAGATGCGAGCCTAACTTTGCTGTAGTGAAAGCTGTGACAGAAAAACTAGAGACTTTTGGTAGTGCATTAAAAGGTGCTACATATTCTGAGGGTTCGACAAATAGTTGGTACGTAATGGAACTCGCTGAGAAACGAGCGTTAAGTAGAGCTATTTTAAAAACCTGTGGACTGTATAAATACGGTGTATTTGGTGAAGACGAGAGCGATAGTTTTAAAAGAAAATAATATTAACTTAAATTACATATAATGATTAAAAAGGGTACAATTAAAAACATAGAGCCAAACGGTCTATGGAATGGTTTAACAAAGTATAAAGTCTCATTTGCAGACGGTCACCAATATACTTTTTTCGCTAAAGGTGATTTTAAATTTTCAAAAGGTGATAAAATTACTTACGAGGTTACAAATGAAGAGTATAAAAATGCTCGAATACCTAAAGAAGAGTATAAAAAAGAGGTTGAAAACGATACAAAGAATAGTACTATGGACTTGTCTCTAAAATCGTTGTCAGTAAAAAAACCTTTAGACAAAGACATAATAAAAATTAAAACAGACTGTATAAAAGCCTCAGCTACTTTTAATGCTAAACGCTTAATGTCAAATACAGACGACGTAATAAATGACGCACAATTATTTTTTAACTTTATAACTAAATAGATATGAACAGTAAGTACGAGAGTGAATTTGTAAACAGTTTTGTCGTAAAAGACGAGGCTAAGTATGATTGGATAGTAGCAAAATTGCATATTAGAGCCGAAGAGTTTAAAGATTTTATAGCTAAACATAAAGACCATATAGCAGATAACAATGGTTTTTTAAGTATAGATTTATTAAGGGCGCAAAAAGACCCTAGTAAGATGTATGCTAAGTTTACTAAAATTAATAAACAGGCTATGCAAGACAGTCCTAAAAAAGCTGTAGCGTCAAATGATTTTATGCCTGACAGAAACGAGGCAGACCTACCGTTTTAATTTTTTTTTCTTTTTCAATAAAGGGGTGGTATATTTACTGTCCCTTTTTTTTACCTTTAATAATTAAATACACGATATGCTAATAGATTACAACAAACAGATTAAAACGATTACTAGTATTAGAAGAGGCGAATTAAAACAAGGTTTAAAACTAGACATACCTGAGATAGACGAGTATTTTAGATTAAAGCCTCAAGACTTTGGTATATGGCTAGGTCACGCAAACGTTGGTAAAACTAGTTTAACTATTTACTTAATGGTTTTATACTCAATGAGACATAACAGCAAATGGCTTATTTATAGTTCTGAGAACGAGCCTTACGAATTAATACAAAAGATACTAGAGTTTATAATAGAAGAGCCTCTTAATAGAATTATACCGGCTGACTTTAATAAAGGTATGGAATTTATAAGAGAGCATTTTCATTTTATAGACAATAACAAACTTTATACTTACAAAGAATTACTAGAGGAGGCGCAAAATCATAGGATAGCTTTTAAGTACGACGGTTTTTTAATTGACCCGTATAACAGTTTAGCTAAAGATAAAGAAATGCTAAAAGGCTTAGGAATGCACGAGTACGACTACGAGGCTACTACAGACATAAGACTGTTTTGTAAAAAGAATAAAGTTACGGTATGGTTATGTACTCACGCAAATACTGAGGCAATTAGACAGGTCTATAGAGACGGTCAGTATGCCGGTTATCCAAAAGTACCTGAGAGTAGTTCTATAGAGGGTGGAGGTAAATTTGTAAACAGATGCGACTTTTTTGCTGTGGCTCATAGATTTATACAGCACCCTACAGAATTTATGTATTCACAAATGCATATAAAGAAAGTTAAAAGTATTAGTTCTGGAGGTCGATGCACACCTTTAGATAGTCCTATACTTTTAAAAGCAATTACTAACAATGTAGGCTACTCTATTAACAATGAGAGTTTAGTAAAAAGAATGAAATTAATAAAAGCACCTTTTTAAAATTAAATAGAATTATGTACTTTACCGTTAATGAAGTGCGTAATTACCGAAATACATAAAAAACATAGTAATTGGTTAGAGATAGTAGAAAGTTTCAAAGTCAATAAAGATACAGCTAAAGATATAGTTAGTGAGATGTATATTAAAGTACAGACTTACGTACAAAATAAGAAAGCTGACATACTTTATAATGATAATGAGATTAACTACTATTTTATTTACTTAACATTAAGAAATTTAGTGTTTGATTTAAAGAGAGCCGAGAAAAAAGTTACTTACACAGATTTTAACGAATTACAGCTAGAGCAATTAGATATAGAATATGTAGAAAAAAAAGATAATTTCGACAAACTCCAAGCTATAGTTAATTGGTACGAAAACCCTGAGTATTTAGAGATGCTAGAAAATGAAACAATGCTAGACAATTTTAGTTCTGACAAAATGCATATATACTATTTACGACGTATATTTAAAGAGGTTTATATAGACGGTAAAAAACTAGCTAAATTTAGTAGAGAGTCTAAAATAACTTATTGGAGTCTTAGAAATACTTTAAAAATTATTAAAAATCAAATTAGGTTAGATTATGAAGATAGGAACGACACTAGAAACGATATTTAAGTTTACAGGCATACAATGGTTAGTTAAGAAAATAGTAATAGATTTACTAGGTTACGAAAGCTGTGGCTGTGAAAAAAGAAGAGACGCTTTAGACTCATTAACAATTAAAAGAAATGGATAAAAAGCAATACGAATACTGGACTAAGTTTAGAGAAAGTACTAGCAGTAGAATATCTAAAACAGAATACACTAAAATTTGTGAGATGCACGCAATTATATTTTCGCACGCATTTTATGAGCCTTGCACTTGCAATCCTAAAGGTATACAAAGATTTATCACAGACTTAAATAAAATATATGACAATAGATAGTGTCCATAAATTAGAGAAAGCAGTAGTACAAATATTAAATTTTGACGGTTGGCAATTAAAATGGACAGGTGAAGGAGGCTCTAGGTTTGACGCTGAGGGTTTGACTCCTTTAAAAAATGGTGAGCGTAAACGTTGCGTTATAGAAATGAAGTTTAGGAATAAATACTACAGCGACAAGTTACTAGAAAAATCTAAATACGACGCTTTAATGAGTTTAGATGCTGACGTAGTAAAACTATACTTTGTAGCTGACCCAAAAGGTAATTATTTATATTGGCTTAATAATATGACATTGCCAGATCTACAGGTAAAAAATATTAAAAAAACTACTATGTGGCAAGGTGACGTAACAGCTAAAGAACTTTATATGCTACCTGAGTCTAAGGCTGTTATAATTAATACAAACGATACTCAAAGACCGGATAAAGGTATATGGGAGGAGTACCATAAAAGACGAGCTGACATAAAAGCAAAAAAAAATAAATAATTTTAAACATTTACTGTAGGTTATTAACAATACTTTTTTTAACTTGCAGGTATGAATGATATAACAAAAAACTTAACACTTAGAGATATAGAGTCAAACGTACTCGATATTGAAGAACTAAACTACTTTGGACATTTTGAGATAGTGACTAACATTATACTTGAATGGAAATCAAAAGCCGACCAATCTAATAACACTAAAGTTAAAGAAGAGTTACATAGCGTAGCTGACTCTTTGGCTCGTATTGGTATATACGTCAGTCAAATGCAAGAGCGTCAGCGAGAGTATAACGTACAGATTACAGCTTGGAGGCACGCAAAATTAAAAGCCGAGGCAAAACTTTTAGAGTTAGAAAGTAAAATTAAAACCTTTAAAAACAATTTATAATATGACGCAATTAGATTACGATTTAGACAACTATTTAGACAGTTTAGATAGAGAGTACGAATGTACAGAATGTGGTACACCTATAAAGTCACAAGGTGTTTGTAGTAGTGACTGTTTTAACGCATCAAACTTATAGAGATATGAAAAATAAAATACAATTACTAGACGGTAAGCAATACGATAAAGACGAGTTACTTTTAAAAATGGTAGACGATAGCTTTTACTATGGTGAATTAAATAAACTAGCTTTAAGTTCTAGTAGCTTAAAATTAATGTTAGACAGTCCTAAGACTTACTATTACATTACTAAGTACGCAAAGAATGAAAGCACACCGGCTTTAAGGTCAGGACATTTGTTTCACACAGCTGTTTTAGAGCCTGAGAAATACGAGCAAATTAAATTCATAGACGTACAGAGTAGAAATACTAAAAAGTTTAAAGAGGCTGTTTTAGAATATGGCGAATGTTTTACAGCTAAGGAACGCTCAGAAAATGAGAGGTTAGTAGATGCTTTATTTAAAAACCCTAAGGCTATTGATTTATTAAGCGACAGTAAGTTTGAAGAGCCGGCTATAGGAATGATACAAGGCAAAGCGTTTAGAGGTAAAGCTGACATACTCAAAAATAAAGGTGGTATCGTAGATTTAAAAACTACTGTAGACGTAAAGAATTTTGAAAAAAGTGCATTTAGATACAAATATCATTTACAGTCAGCAATATATTTAGAGTTGTTTTCTACCGAAGACAAGCCATTAACTCATAAAGATTTTACTTTCTTATGTATTGATAAAGCAAATTTAGATATAGGAGTTTGGCAATGTAGCGAAGAGTTTGTAGAATACGGTAGACGAGAATTAAAAAAAGGTATAGAAATGTATAATACTTATATACGACCTGACTTTGATATTAATGATTACACTATACAAGGTACACTTTAAAACATAGAACAATGGAAATAATTATAACAGCAATCGGTGTTTTTATTTTAGGCTTTATAATTGGTTTAGCAGTTGGCTCTGAAGACCAAACGAAAATGATACGAAAGGCATTTGAAAAAGAGGGGTATAACTATGAAAAGTTTAACGACGTAATACACAAAGTAGATTAAAGCTAACCTATGAAAGTATTAAATTTATATTCTTGCTTAGGAGGTAATAGGTATAAGTGGAACGAGGTGGTTAGTAATTTAGAGGTTACAGCTGTAGAAATTGACAATGAGTTAGCAAAGATGTATAAAAAACGATTTCCTAACGATATTGTTATTGTAGCTGACGCACACCAATACCTACTAGACCATTATAAAGATTTCGATTTTATATGGAGTTCGCCTCCCTGTCCTACGCACAGTCGGTCTAGGTATGCGAGACACGAAACTACTGAGACTCAATATCCGGACTTAAAACTTTATGAAGAGATAATATTTTTACAGCACTATTTTAAAGGTAAGTATTGCGTCGAAAATGTAACACCTTTTTACGAGCCATTAATACCGGCTAAAAAAAGAGGTAGGCATTTATATTGGACTAACTTTAATTTACCTAATAATTTAAACGAGCGAAAAGGCTCTTTTATGGAGGGTGAAAAAGAAGTCGATAAATGGAATGAGTTTCACGAGATTAATGTTTTTGATTATAAAGGGACTCAAAGAAAAGATAAAATTGCTAGAAACTTAGTAGACTACGAGGCAGGTAGAACGATACTAGAAACAGCTATAGGTATAATTAGACAAAAAGATAACAAACAAATTAAAATGTTTTAAGATATGCAATTAAACGAAAAACAGTTAGAAAAAATTACAGGCGCTATAATTACTAGTTTTGTTAATCTACATTTTCTAGAAGAGATAAAATTATCGAGACTTGTAAAGCACAAAGTAAAAAATAATTTAAACAAAACACTAAACGACTTAATACAAATAGAGCGTAAGTATTTTGACGAGATAGAAAGTATAGACGACGACAATTTAAGTGACAAGTTAGTAGCTAATAAATTAGAGTTTGTGAAGTGGTTATTAAATAATTACTCATACAATGATTTTACTAAGCTACAGGAGGTATGTTTAGCTTACACTACAGACAGAAAAAAAGTAACTGACATAACAGATAGTATTTTAAAAGATAGTGGCGCAGAAGTAATAAATTAAATAATAAATAAAATGAAAGCACAAGTAAAAAAATTAGGAGTTTATAAAACAGATAACGAATACTATAACGTTACTATAAACCAAACAGATTTAGGTAAGTTTGAAAAAAGCGAGGTAAGACATTTAATAGAAATCTTAGACAACGCTATACATTAAGAAAATGAAAGCGACACAAATACATTACCAAAACGGTAAAGACTACGACATTATAGATGTGTGTAAAGATTACGCTCTTAACTTTAACAAGGGTAACGTAATGAAGTATATAGCCAGGTCGTCTCGTAAAGGTAACGAGTTACAAGACTTACGAAAAGCACTAGACTATTTACAGCGAGAAATAATTTACTTAGAAGACAAACAAAAAGAATGCCTAAAACAAACAATAGACAGATGAGAGAAAAAAAAATAACTCAGCAAAAAAGAATAGAGAGACTAGAGCAAGCCTTAACTAAGTTATATGTAATAGTACAAAGTCAAAGCGACTTAATACAAAACTTATCTACTCTAGAAGACAGACTTAACGAAAATAAAAACTCACTTAAAATACAAAAATAATGACCTTACATACTAAGATAGCAAACCTAGTAATGTTTTATACAGGTGAAGACATATACAGTAAAAGACGTACACAGCCGGTAGTAGACGCTCGCTCTCTATTTGAATACATAATGCGTGAAGAGTACGAGGTAACATATCAAAGTATCTCAGACCATTACAGAAAAAAAGGTAAAAAAAGAAGTCACGACTGTATTATTTACGGTGTTAGATTATTTAAAGAAGACGTAGGTAAAAGACGTACGGACTTAAAAGCGTATAGTAAAACAATAAAGACTGTAATAAGTAGTAAGCAATTAAAAAACGCAATAGGTTTACTAACTAATATAAAAACGCAACAGCAGTTAAAAGAGTTTCACCATTTTATGAATTATACTTTACCTAAATTAGAAGAAAATAAAACGTTAGTAGAGTCAGACAAACTTTAAAAAAACCTCGTTATATAAATATGGTAAAAGACATAAACGACACTAAAAAAAAGATGTTAGAGTCTCTAGAGTTTAATCTAGGGATAGTATCTACTAGCTGTAATGCTGTAAATATACATAGGTCTACTCATTACCGTTGGCTAAAAGAAGACGAGGAATATAAGCAAAGAGTTTTTGAAATACAAGAGGCTACAATAGACCACGTAGAGCGAATACTGTTTGATAAAATAAATGAAAAAGATACTACGTCTATAATATTCTATTTAAAGTCAAAGGCAAAGCATAGAGGTTATGTAGAGCGTCAGCAAGTAGAGGTAGCAGACACAAAAGAGTTTACTGTAAAAGTAATAGAGTAGATGCAAATAGACACTAATGTAGTATGGCGACACCTAGAAGACACTGATAAAAAGATAGTAATTCTACAGGGAGGTACAAGATCTGGTAAAACTTACAACTCGATGTTATGGCTAATATTCTCGTATGCGCAGAGACATACAGGTAAAACCATAACTATATTTAGAGCGACGTTTCCGGCTTTACGCTCTACAGTAATGCGAGATTTTTTCGACATACTAAAGAAGTACGACATATATAAAGAGTCGCATCACAACAAAAGTAATAGCGAGTATATGCTAAACGGAAACCTTTTTGAGTTTGTATCTGTAGACCAATCTAGCAGACTTAAAGGACGTAAAAGAAATATAGCTTTTATAAACGAATGTAACGAACTAACATACGACGCATTTACTCAAATATTATTTAGGACTGTAGGCACATATAACGACCCTAGTATAGTTATGGACTATAACCCTAGCGACGAATACAGTTGGATATACACAAAGGTAAAAACTAGAGACGATGCGCAGTTTACAATTACTACATATAAAGATAATAAGTTTCTAGAGCAAAGTCTAGTAGAAGAGATTGAGAGGTTAAAAGATACCGACCCTGACTATTGGAGGGTTTACGGTTTGGGTCAAGTTGGTAGAAACAGAGCGACAGTATTTAAGTTTAACGAATGCGACGAAATACCTCCGAATGCTAAACTAGTAGCAAAAGGCTTAGATTGGGGTTTTGTAAACGACCCGTCTGTTTTAGTAGAGACATACGTACTAGACAATAACCTATACGTAAATGAATTATTCTACGACTATGGAATGACTAACAGAGACATACATAATAAACTACTAGACTTAGGACTTACTAGACAAGACGAAATATTTGCAGATAGTAGTGAGCCTAAAAGTATTGACGAACTCTATAGGTTTGGGTGGAACTGTAAACCGGCTACAAAAGGTAAAGACAGTATTCTAATGGGTATCGACTTAATGAAACGCTACAATATATTTATTACCTCCAGATCATCAAATACAATTCAGGAATTTAGAAACTACAAGTGGATAGAAGACAAAAACGGTAACCTACTAAATAAACCGGTCGATAAAAATAATCACAGCGTCGATAGTATTCGTTATAGTATCTTTAAAAAGCTATCCAAACCAAATGTAGGTAGATACGCTATACGTTAAGAAATTGTTAAGAATGTTAATAAGTGTGTTGATAAACTTATAATATTTCGTATATTACAGCTGTAAGCAATTAAGCCTACATTTAAACTAAACGATATGAAACGATACGACGAATTACAGGACAAATTAAAACAAGGTATTATAACTAATACAGAGATGTTAGAACTAAACTTTTTAGCTTTTGGAAAATCCTATATGGAATGTAACGATAAAGGTTCAATAAAAGAATATAACAGATTTTAAAAATTAATTAATAGATAAGAAATAAAATTATGAGCATAGAGGAAAAAATAAGATTTATATATAACAATGTTAAAGACTCGCACAACGTAAATGATTTGTACGATTTATATGCGTTTAGCAAAGACGAGATAGACGAAATATATAGCGAGTTAGTTCAATCAATTTAAAAATAAAATTATGCATAAGAAACAAGATTACGATTACTCAGAGTTAATTGAGCAAGCAGAGACAGACGTAAAGCACTACAAAGAAAAATTAATAAAATACGAGATTAAACTCTTTAACTCTAGACTAGCTTTAGAGCAGTTACTTATAAGACAGCTAGAGCAGTAAGAAATACTTAGAATTATATAGCCACCTTAGGGTGGTTTTTTTTATGCGCAAAACTTAAATAATAACGTTATATATAAAACTATACATAATGAAAGTAGAATTAAAAGTACCGACAAGTTTAAACGACATACCGTTGCACCAATACCAAAAGTTTATAAAAACGTTTGAGGGTGAAGACGAGATGACAAACGAATACGCAGGCTTAAAGATGTTAGAAATATTTTGTGGCTTAAAATTAAATGACGCTTTACAGGTTAAGGTATCACAGGTAAACGAGATAACTAGTAAATTAAATAAAGCACTATCTGAAAAACCGTCTTTAATAACTAGGTTTAAAATAGGTAGCACAGAGTTTGGTTTTGTACCTCAGCTAGATGACTTGTCGTTTGGCGAGTTTGTAGACATAGAAAACAATATAACAGATTGGGACAATATGCATAAAGCAATGGCTGTATTATACAGACCTGTAGTGCAAAGAATAAAAAACCAATACGAGATAGAAGAGTATAGAGGTGATAGTTGGCACGATGTTATGTTAAATATGCCGGCATCTGTAGTAGTGTCAGCTTTAAGTTTTTTTTTTCATTTAGAAAGCGACTTACTGAGAATTACGCTACCCTATTTGAGTCAAAAGGAGGAAACACTACAGGGCGAAGTGCAAGGTTCAATAGTCAATGGGGGTGGTATCACAGCTTTATGAGTCTAGCTAATAATGAGTTTTTAAACTTAGAGATAGTAGCTAAAAAGAATGTACATAACTGTTTAACTTTTTTGACTTACACTAGCCAAAAGAATGAAATTGAAAGCGAAAACATAAAAAGTAAATTTAAAAAATAATGGCAAACACTGGCGCAAGGGCATTTTATTTAATGCTAGATACTATTAAGAATACGTTGCTAGACGATAAAAATGTAAACTCAGTTACTACAGGTGATTTAACCGACGTAGATTTATCTAAGCAGACGATATTTCCTTTGTCTCATATAGTCGTAAACTCAGCAACTAATGACGGTCAGACTATGTCTTTTAATGTTACTGTCGTTTGTATGGACGTAATAGACATAAGTAAAGAAGAGAGTAAAAATATATTTGATAAAAACAATAACGAACACGCTGTCTTAAATACTCAGTTAGCAGTTACTAATAGATTATACCAATTACTACATAACGGACAATTAAGAGCGCAAGGTTACCAAGTCGATAGCGTTGCTAATTGCGAGCCATTTGTAGATAGGTTTTCTAATAATTTAGGAGGGTGGGCAATTACGTTTGACATAATGGTAAAAAACGATTTATACTTATGTTAAAGAATGTAAAAGAAGAAATGCATACTTACGCTTTAAATGTAATATCTAAGGCTAAAAGTAATTTACAAAAAAGTAATAGTTCCGGTACACTAAAAAATAGTTTAGATTATAAAATAGACGAGAGCGACCCTAATAGTGTAAAGCTAGATTTTTATGGCGAGTTCTACGCAAACTTTGTAGACCAAGGGGTGCAAGGTAACAATCCTAACGCTATGCCTAAAGGCTCTTTAGCTAGGTATAATAAAGCACCGATGTCACCGTATAAGTTTGGATCTGGCAACTATTCAGGTAGTGGTAGTTTGAGAGGCTCTATAGACAAGTGGGTTGTACAAAAAGGCATACCAAACGTAAGAGACGAAAAAGGTAGATTTATAAAACGTAAGACAATGGTATTTCTAATTAGTCGTAGTATATGGAATACAGGTTTAAGAGCAACTAAGTTTTTTGAAAACGCTATGGAGTCAGAAAAAAGAAATTTTAAAAACAAAGTAAGAATAGCGTCAGTAAAAGATATGGCTATAGACTTAAAAGAAAAATTAAAAAAATGAGTACAATAATAAACACTAGGAGTCCTTACTTTATAAAATTCATACCTCCGTCAGCTAATGAAATTACTAGCGTTACTATAAATATAAAAATATGGGACGGTCTGTCTAGTGCGCCTCCGTCTACTAATAACTATATAATAACTAAAACACCTGTAAAGTCTGAAATTGACAATTACGTTACTATAGAGATTAGCGAATTAATTAGAGACTATTTAGTTACTGAGTATTACGACCAATCTATAGATGCGTTATGGGTACAAGTAAATAGCACTATAAATTTAGTAAGTGGTGACCCTGTTACTAACTCTGACTTTTATTTAGCTTTTGACGGTTATGGCAACTTTAATGTTGGTGTCAATCCTAGAACGTCAATAGACCCTACTACAGAAAGTTACACACCTCAGACACTAATAGATAATAGAACTATTTATTTTAAAAGAGGTGAAGACATAAAAATACCTTTATTCTCAGAGCCTGAGTCTAACGTAGTAACTACTATTTCAGGTGTTTGGAATTTTACCGAAGAGTATTGGGACTTGTCAAATATTAATTGGGACAGCACCTCGACACCTATACAGATAGATGACTCTTTAGACTCCGAAGACAAAATACAATATTTAATTATTGATAGCACAAACGCTTTAACAGGTGATACTATAACAATAACTAGTACGGTAGGTAATTTACAAACAGACGTAATAACATTAAAAGAAATTGATTGCGACGAGTACGACAACTACAGGGTGGTGTTCTATAATAAATATGGTGCGTTACAAGATGTGTATATGCCTAAAAAATCTAACGAGACTGTTAGTGTAAAATCTGAAAGCTATAAAAGAAATATATTTAACAGCGAAACACTTAGCTATAATGCATTAAGACACCAGGACTATACGCTAAACGTAAACGGTAATAAAAGCATAACTGTAAACAGCGACTTTTTACTAGAAGAGTTTAACGAGGTTTTCGAGCAATTATTTTTAAGCGAGCAAGTATGGTTATCTTTAGTTTTAGACGTATATGCTGTTAAGTTAAAATCTAAGTCCTTTAATTATAAAACTGTTATAAACGACAGGTTAATACAATACTCTCTAGATTTAGAGTACGCTAATAACTTTATAAATGCAGTTAGATAATGAATATAGAATTATATATACAAGGCGAGAGAGTAGACCTATTTAAAGATGAAAGTATTTCTTTAACAGACAGCATACAAAACGTAAGAGATATTGCTAAGGTTTTTACAGCGTTTTCAAAATCTTTTAACTTACCGTCAAGTAAAACTAATAACAAGATATTTAAACATTATTACAACTTTGATATAGTAAACGGTTTTGACGCTCGTAAAAAAGTAGATGCTGTTATAGAATTAAATAACTTACCATTTAAAACAGGTAAGATAAAACTAGACGGTGTTAGTCTAAAGAATAATAAACCCAATACTTACAAGATTACATTTTTCGGTGACATAGTAGAGTTAAAAGACAAGGTAGGCGAAGACAAACTAAACGATTTAGATTTTACGCAATACGACTTAGATTATGACGCTACAGAAATGCAAACTAGATTAACTACCGAAGAGAGTGCTAATAATCATATTGTAGCACCATTAATAACGCATAGTCAAAGACTTTTTTACGATAGTGCAGTACACGAGCCTAATGACGGTAATTTATATTGGAAATCCGGAGGTGGTACTCATAATCACGGTGTTAAATGGAATGAGTTAAAATATGCTATAAGAGTTAATAAGATTATAGAGGCAATAGAAACAGATTACGATTTAGAGTTTAGTAACGACTTTTTTAAAAACACAAACGTAAGAGAGTTTGACAAGATGTTTTTATGGTTACACAGAAAGTCAGGCAAGGTAGAAGACTTGTCAGGCGAGACCAATTTAATTGAAACTAGAATAAACGAGTGGACACCACAATATGACCAATATTTTGAAATTGAAAACGGTTATTTTACTGTAAAAGATAGCACAGGTATTGATAGGTTTATATTAAGTTTTTTAACAAATAGTACAGACTCGTACAATATAAGAGTCGAGTTTAATCGTAATGTTGTATATAGCAGGACAGGTCAAGTGGGTAATATTAGTTTAAGTGGTATAGGTAATAATGCTGACTTACCAATAAATACAGGTTATTATGAGGTTTACATATCGTCAGAGACAGCAATACCTTTTACAAATATAATTTGGGAGGCTACATATATTAATGACACAATACCAAACGACCCTGATTTTGAAGACATAGCTTATGGCACAGGTGCTTTTACAACGAGTTCGACATTTAAGTTTAACGTTAGTAAACAGATGCCTGATATTAAGATATTAGATTTTTTAACAGGCTTATTTAAGCTATTTAATCTTACAGCTTATTTAGTAGACGGTGTTATAAAAGTACAGCCTTTAGATAGTTTTTACGAAAACTTTAATACTTACGATATTACAAAATATATAGAAATTGATAGTAGTTCTGTAGATGTAGCGTTGCCATACAAAGAAGTAGATTTTAAATTTAAAGACACTAAAACATTTTTAGCTAATAAATATGGTGAGATAGTAAATAAAGATTGGGGTTCGATTTCGTATAATGACGATAGCAATGACTTGTCAGGTAGTTTATATAAGATAGAAGTACCTTTTAGCAAAATGCTTTTTGAAAGGCTAATCAATGCATCAAACTCACAAGATAAAAGAGCGTTACAATGGGGTTACTCAGTAGACAAAAGCCAGAACGCATATTTAGGTAGTCCGTTATTATTTTATCCTAAATACGTTGCTACAGGTTCTTTTAGTTTTGTTAATCAAGTAGACATAGAAAACATAGCAACAAACCATATACAATTAACTAACGCAAATGTACCGTCAAGTTCTGTTTCTTTTTCATATCTAGCAAATGACTCTCAGCTAAGTTTTTACAATGAGACAAACGAGTGGACAGGTGGTACTAGGTTTGAAGGAACGTTATTTAATAAATATTATAAAAGCTATATACAAGATACATTTAACACTAAGCAAAGAATTACAAAAATAAGTGCTTATTTACCTTTGAGAATATTGTTAAACTATAAACTTGCTGACAGGTTTATTATAAACGATAATGTATATAAGATAAACTCAATTACAACTAATTTAGAAGACGGAAAGTCGAATATAGAACTATTAAACGATTTATAGAAATGTTAAACTTAATATTACAAATGCTAGAAGAGGCTAACGGAGAGACTGAAAATATCCGAATTGCGCAAGGTAAAAACAAACTACCTACTAGTGCAAAAGACGGTTATAAAAAACTTAAAAGAGAGGTAAAATGGCTATAGAAAAAATAGGGGTTGAAATTGTAGTAAAGTCTAAAAATGCCGGCAAATCTATAAAAGAGGTTGCTAATAGTTTAAATGATTTTAATAAGTCGCTAGACAGAAATAGAGAGGGTTTAGAAATATTAGACCAACTTACAGGTGGTGCTGTATCTCAGTTTAGAGATTTTCAGTCGCAAGCTAAAGGAGGTATAACAGCAGTAAAAAATCTAGCCAAAGGTTTTAAAGGTTTAAAGACAGCTATACTTACTACCGGTATCGGTGCTATAGTTATAGCTTTAGGTTTGGTTGTAGCGTATTGGGACGACATAAAAGAGTTGGTAAGTGGTGTTTCCGAAGAGCAAAAGAAATTATTAGCACAACAAGAGGCTAGCGCTAAGGCAAGCGAGAAAGCCTTTGACTCTATAAGTGCTACAGAAAACACTTTGAAATTACAGGGCAAATCCGAAAAAGATATACTAGAGTTAAAGAAACAACAAACGAATGAAAGTATTTCGGCTTTAGAAACTCAGCTTACATTACAAAAAGAGCAAAGCGACGCACAGGT